CGCTGTTGTATCTGGTGTTACGGATTGAACGGAATCTTGAAAATTCGGTGCAATTGCTTGCGATCTGGAATTATTATATTTTCCCATTTCGTTTTTTTTGTTAAAAAATAATTATGCAATTGCATTTTTGATCAAATATGCAAGATTCACATCAAGCACATTCTGATCATAAGAATATCGAACTCTAACAACATCAGACACATGAGATTCTTCTCTATATGTGTCAACCAATCTTGGCACATCTGTGAATGTATATGCGAATGTTGCGCCCATCAATGTTGGGCGTGGCGATTGAACAAGTAACCAAGCATGTTTTCCCCAAACACTAGCCAAGCTTGCTGTTTGCCCTTCATCATTTGAATCCTTAATTGCAGTTCCGATATAAACATTTTGAAGCGTGAAAAAATCTTTCAAAAATTGTACAAATGCTGAATCAGAAAGCTGTCCGCCATTAGTATATTTCACCTGTTCTCTAACGTCAGGGTGTTGTTTTAATTTTAGTGCAACTTCATAAGACATAGCAATTGCATTAGGAAGTTGACTAGTTGCGCCTCTAACTGAATCTATACCAGCGATAATATCATCAAAAGGGTCAGAATTTGTATAATCAGACCATTGTGATGTTCCCGAAAGTGTTGTATTACGAGTTAATTTTGCAGTATCAGCCATGTAGGTTGCCAAAGCGTTTTCTTGATTCACCCAAATGTTATCCATTAGAGTTGCTACAGCATCTCTTTTTGGATCATATGGATCATCTGTATTATTTATGTATTCATCCGGTACTCTTTTTTCAAGTGCTCTTTCTAAACAAGTATAAGTGCCTTGTGAAACTGAATAATCAACAGAATTAGCACGAGTTCCGGGCGCCCTATATGTTTGATCCCCATAAGTACGTAGGTTTTCAGTTCCATATTTTGCATATTTTCCTGATTTTTCTTTTACTTTCATTTCAGGTGCAATAAGCGTGCTAATGTAATTATTGTTTGTGTATTTTTGGGAGAATTGCGATAGAATCTTGTCTACTTTTGCATCTCCTATATTTGGTAAAGCCATTTTTTTTAATTGTTAAATTATAAAACTAAAGATTAAAATTACGCATCACTTGCAGTAACTTCACCTCTTTGAATAAGAACGGCAATAAGATCATTCGCTTGACCGTCTGTTAACGCAACTGCTCCATATTCTTCATTAGCTGCATCACAAACCTCACCTAATGCCGCTGATGTTGAAGTCAAGAAATTACCGGGAACAATTGTTTCACTGATTTTTAATTTTGAAATTCCACCAACTCTTACAGTAGCAAGTGCGGATGCTGTTGCTGTTCCAACTGGTTTATTTTGTAAAATCCCTAATGGTTTTTCGTTGGCTCCACATGCAACCACCAAACCACTAACTAGCTTTACAAAATAATATTGGTAGGCAGAAATATCTGTTGTGGCTGTGTAAGTCAAATCAAATTCAGATGTTTCTGGCACTAATGTTCTGTCTGCTATAGCCATATTATTTTATTGTTAAATTATAATTAATTTCGTAAAAATTATTGATTGATTGATTCAGAAGCCATTTTTTGAGCTTCAAATATATCTTTTGCCTTGCCCTCTTTAAGAAGCTTGTCAGATAAAACTATAATTTGATCCTCTTGGCTTAATTCTGAATTGTTTCCTTTCTCGTCGGTTCCATTAATTGACAAATCAACAGTTCGAACCATAGATACAATTTTTGTAAATTGTTCTCTTTGGTCTTGTGACAGATTCACCATGAAACTAGCAACCTCATCAATATTATTTTTTGCGAATCCTAATTTGTTTTTTTCTGAAAGCATCATTGTGTTTTCAACTTCTTGATTTAACTCAATAAGATCTTGTTTGAATTTTAATTCAGATAATTCTTCTTGTAATTTTGTAAATTCTGTTAATGAAACAACTTGGGATTTTTCTGATAATTTTTCTTTTTCCATTTCCTTTTGTTTCATCATTTTCTTTTTCATTTTTTCTTTTTCTTCTGGAGTCATTGCTTTTTCATCCTCTGCTAATTCTTCTTTTGTTTCTTCTTTTTCTTCTGTTTCCTTTTCGGTATTTTCGGAATCTGTAGGTTCAACTACTATTTCCTCTTTAGTTTCTTCTGCCATGTTATTTGGGTTATTGATATATATTTGAGCCTCTTCAGATAATGTAACTGGTTGCATTCCCTTAACCGCGGGAATATTTGTCAAAGCCACCCCTATAAAAACATTTTTGATTTTCTTGCCTGTTTCGGGATGTGTATGTTCGAAAGCTAATTCACTTGATGTAAATCGATATTGTTTATTTTTGATTTTCTCGATTCCTAATGGTGTCCATTCTACTTCCGCAAACAATGTATCCCCTTCTTTAATTAATTTTGTAATCCATCCTGCTGCTTCGCCATCTCGATTATGTCCAAGATTCACCTGTATATCCGTGCCATAAACCCCCTCATTAAAGTTAGACACAAAATCATCTAGCATTGATTCTGTTATTGTTATATTCCTATCTTGAATTTTCCCGGCTTTAAGAACTTCGATAATCGATTTTTTAGATTCCGCTAAATGGATTAAAGATATATAATGTGTATTTGATTGATTCATAAAAAAGACCGTTATATTATTCCGGTCTTCAGGAGTCCTGTTAATTACAGAATAGGATTTTTTTGGAAAATGTCAATATTTTTTATTATCAATATATCAATATTCTTACAATCTCGACATTTAATTTCAACTTTTCCATTCAAAATGGTATGATAGAATAATGTCCGTCCACAATGACGGCAAACGAATTTTGACATTTCTTGATTTGACATTCCTAATTTTTTAATAAAAAATCTTTCTTAATTTTTAGGCGGAGTGAATCTATTGGTCGATGGAACGCCTCCGACAGTATCAAAGGTTTTTGCTAATGAAGATGGAATTCCTACTTTTCCTAAATCTTCAAGTTTTTTCCCTTCCATTTCAGAATATAAAATAGGAAACCAAGACCCTCTACATCGATAATGAACATCATTAAGCTTACTCATGGGGTCATCTGCGGTAATTATTGTACCATCCAAAGACATGCATGTGTCACATGTTCTTGAATCAAGTATCTCACTTCTGTAATATCCTTTTATTTTATTTATATTGTTTTCAAAAACATACATTCTACCAGTGCCTAAGCCATACGCATTCATATGGTTGCTTATTATTTCAGATTCAATTTTTGCTTTCTCGCTTGTTCTTAATAAAATTGACGCAATAATAGCAGTTACTATTACTTCATTTGCTAGCCCATCTCTTGTTGTATCCTTTATTTCTTTTTCAATTTTTTGTTTATACATTTCTGCTTGTTCATCAATTTCATAATCAAGTAACTGATTTTGAACTCTTGTATTCGCAAGTCTATCAACTCCCAATTCTTCACTTGCTGTTTTTTTACCATTCTCGTAAGCCTTAATTGTTGTTTCCTTAATCAAGCTCTTGATTTGTGGTTTACTGATAATGTTAGCATTCTTAATTGAACTTAAATCTTGCGATTCAAGCAAGCGAGGGATACGTTTAATAAATGCTGATATTGCGTTGGCAGTATAATCAAGTATTGATGTTTTTGTTTGAATTTCAGCAAAAGTTTCTTCAAATAATTGAATAGATTTCTTGTTTTCCCACTGAGTTAATTCACGCCAGTATTTTTGTTCACTAAATTTTTCATTTTTTTTTTGATCCTCTTCTTTGGATTCTTCTTTAGTATCTTCTTTTGTTTCTTCTTTGGGTATTTCTTCTTGTTCTTCCATTTCTTTTTTTTCTTCTTTGGTTAGTTCGGGCAAATCAAACATAATTCGTATGTGTTCATTCATTGGAATATTCTCACTCTTCACAATTCCCATATCATACAATGTCTTCATAACAGTTGCTTGTTCGGTATAATCAACATCACCAAGAGGCGCAAAAGTTAATTTAGGCAATAAGTCTTGTTCAATATATGCGGCAAAATCAATCTGCCCTGCAAATGCATTGAATATAATTCGATTAATAACCTGACTATTTACTTGTTCTGCAATATAGAATGCTTTTTCTTCAACAACTTGCGTGAAAAAATCTGTCTGATCCTGCGATAAAGCTCGACTACCGGAGTCGGTTGAGCCAAGATTCATGAATTGAGCTAAGACACTAATGCTTATCATTCGGTCATGAATATCTATGAGATTCTCCAAAGTTCCTGCAAGTGGTGCTCCATTAGGAGTAAGAATTTCAATTCCCCATTTATCGGATGGCTTGATAATATATGCTTTTTCGTTACTTCGTAATTGCTTTCCCATCTCTATTGCTTCATTTCTCTCATCATCAGTTGACCCTTCGGGGATGGTGATTACAGGAATTCCCACTCCATACCGCTCAATTGCCATCGCCCCTAATTTATATAATAAATTTTTATAAAACCAATGGCCATAAGCAGGTCTCAGCATTGACCGTCCTGTATAATCACTCCCCTCTTTGTCATTTGTGAAAACTAAAAGTTTATCTATTGGAATCTCATAAGATGTTTGATTTGATAAATCATTACTTATAATTTGTGAAATTCCACGCCTTCCGTCACTTAGTCTCCATCTTAATATAGAATTTTGGATTCTAGGCGATAAATCAACTACTGTTAATTCACCATTTTTATATCCCCAAATTATCTCAAACGCAGAAAACCCAAAATCAAAATACGTCAATGCTTCACGTAAAAATTCTTTCCATGTTCTTTCAGGCATTCTAAATAAAGCACTTTCAACATATTGTTTTAATTTTTTCCCTATTTTGGAATCGTCTTTAGACCTGATTGACCATTCCGTTGAAAGAATCGGAGATTTAAGCGACAATAAAACTCCCGCCACTGTTGCATCAGATCTACGCATTTTTTCAACATTTGCAATTCTTTTTTCCTCTTTTTAAACTTCCTCTAATGTCAAACTTGTAAAAAACTGATCTATATTATGCGAAACGTGATTTACAATAAAACTCTTACGATCCAGGTTGATTGTCCCGAGTATGTATTGACCATAATTATCTGAACCGTACACAGCAGAACCATAAAAGGCATTACCAACTTGTCTACCATTTTTATGCGTCAACGTTACCCTGTCTCTAATATCTATTTCTGGTATGTATTTACACTTTAAATAAGCTTTCTGGCTTGGAAATCTATATTTATTGTAAATTGTATCTGCGATAGTTATTGCTGTGGCGGTACTGATAAATTTATTCTCATAGCTATATTCCCGAACGCCGTACAGAAAACTTGACGAGGAATCCCCCCACGCCCACGTCTCGTTCTTAATATAATAGCTCGTTGTTGTGTCATCCTCTCCTAGTTTAACCTTTATCCGATTGTAGACATTTTGTATATTCTCATCTGTTTTTACAGAATCAATAATATTTTTCCCGTTAGTTGGATTGGGGTCATTTGCCCCGGATAAATGGATCGTTATGCTGGTTGAAGTTGGGATTGGGCGTTCCTTAAAAATAAAAGAACCTTTATTATCTATGTATAGAAATTTATTTTCTGCTTCTGCCAGGTTCTTCATAAGATCCCAGACAGATAAACCAGAAAGTGTCGTTGACGTTTGCAATAAATATGGTACTGTAGTTGTCTCATAGAACCATTCTCTAATATATTTTTGAAAATATTTTTGTCCATTACTATCTGAATAGTTCTGTATTTTCGCAATAATGTCGGATGCAGTCATTGTCGTATCCATGCCAGAAATTAAATCAGCTTGGAAGTCTTTGAATATTTTTGATATATGATCTGTATCAAGTTTTACAACGCTGCTATCACTTCTCTCGATGCTTTCACCGATTACACCGAGATAAACCGGAAACGTTGGATACCGTCGATTTTCCTCGCTTACATCGTATCCGTAAAAAGTCGTTGTCGTTCCGTATTTACTTGTAGTCGTACCATATTTTATTCCGTAAGAATCAACGTCTAATAAATAACCGGCGTTTATTCTGACTAATGAATTGTAAATTGTAGCACACCCGTAAAAAAAAGAATTAGAATCGTCTGGCTCATTAAAAAACCCGTTATAGTTAACAACTTCGATATTCATTCCCTGGAAGACAAAATGGTTAGGCTTCATGTCGGTAGTAAGCCCAAACTGGGCAGATCCAAATTTCTTAACTAATTTCGATGGTATAGTTTGCCAGTTTTCGTCAAATTCTCCAGAGGCAAGCCGCCTCTTGATAAGCAATTCCCGAAAGACGGAAACCTTCGGACGTTTCAATAATTGCAATACTGTGTTATTTATTGACATTATTTACCCGTTTCATCCAAAACGATCCGGCCCTCATACCCTACTGATTTTAGGTTGTGGCTTCTGTTAATAAATTCAAATGGCCCTGTCCAGACAACCTCGTATATCTCTCTTTCCCATGACGTCGTTGTCGGGAAGGGTACAAAGACAAAGGCATCCTTG